GAGCAGACGGCACACTAGAGACTGTAACGTCATCGCCTGATACCCCCGTAACGATTGCTGCATCGGTATAGGGAATCATGGCACCAGGACCGAGGAAATACCAGTATTGGATGCTGTACTGAGTGGTCGTAGGCGTTGGAACGACAACGAAGCGGTCCCCTTTGAAATAGAAGCCAAAGGGGATCCCGTTAACCTGATAAATCTGCTCACGTTCAATCGAGATTTTTGGGAAATCAAAACGAATGTTGGCAGAGTTCTTGATCTTTACCTCCCGCAGCTTCCGGGCAAGCGCACGGGTCGGCAGACGGTATTCCGCTTGATTGGCAACCATCGCAATTTCCGTCGTCCGTACAAAGAAATCACCGTTCAGCGAGTCGATGAGAGGCACCAGGGTGTCCTGCATCTTACGATCGCCGATCGCATAGAAATCCGTATCGTCCAGCAGCGACTGATTGCTCGGCGCTGTGATCAGACGCTGCACGGAGGCCAGAAATTGCGTGGTTGTAACCGTCATTTTTTACGGCTCCCTTTTTTCTTCTGTGACGTCGTCGTTGGGGGACGTCTGTGATCCTGGGCAAAGCTCCGCTGCTCGCTCGCCATGATGCCAGCGACCACGGATTTTGTTTTGCCGACCTTTGGACGAATGCCTTTGCTGAAGAACTCTTCAGCGGTCTCCTTCAGGTCTTTTTCTGGGGGTCCACCACCGTCTCTTTCTTCTTTGTGTTCCGTTCGATCGCCTTTTCCACGATCAGAATCACGATCTCGATCAGCTTTTCCCTGAGCCACGGGGGCAGGAGTTTGACGAGCTTTTGCATCCTCACCAGGACCTTTCTCGCCCAAAAGGTTTTTCGCCCGCATGTGACGCACCTTTTTGCGAACTGTTTCCAGCTGCTCGCGGAGCACCTTGCGCAAAGCGGCCCGACCCTCCTTGCTGAGAGACCCGGCGTCCTTTAAAGCGTTATCGTTGTTTGCTGTTGCTACCGTCATTATCCCAGACTCCCCTGATTAATTAAAGAACAGTGTACGAAAAGCTGTAGCCGAGCGTACCGGCAGCGGTCTGAGCTGCGTTGTACGCACAGCTAGCGGTGTTCGTGGAGGTGTTGGCTGTAATCGTAACTCCAGCGCTTACTACGCTGGTTGCGCTCAAAAGGTTGCCGGAACCCGTAAGGTCACCTGCAGCTGCAAGGTCCGAGGCAATCGGAAGGCTAATCGTGAACGCGGAAGCCGTGTCGCTGGCTGCGGTCGATGCGATCGAACCCGTACCCCACACAGACACCTGAGTACCCACGCGGATATAGTGAGCAACACCGGCAGTCGCAGTCGCGACGTTCGTACCAGCGGTAAACGTCGGAGTGTAGGTCCCACTGACAAGCTGCTGAGCTGCCACCGCGCGAGTAAGCTCGCGCCACACGGCGGAGGTTCCATCCCACTGCAAAACCAGCGAATCACCTACCGCAGGCTCCCACGTTCCACCGCTGAGCGATGCATTCCCGGTCGAAAGAAGCTGCGCGCGACCCGTGGATGTTCCACCGCTCGTAGGCACAAGAGTCAGGTAAATCACCTGTCCCATGTAGGCTCCCGAGAAGAGGCTGAACGTCCTGTTCGCGGCGGTCGTGTTATCCGAGACGATACGGATAAACGGAGTCACCCCAGGATTGATTGTCTGGTTGTCGGCTGTCAGTGCGATGTTGAGAGGCAAATTCCCCAGCGCTTGACCGGGCTGAAGGTTGGCGTCTCTAAAGGTTACTGGGTTTGTGTTTCCTGACATTTTACAAAGTCCTTTCATTCTAAAATAAAAGGCCCCCCACGGAGGGCCGTAGGGTTACGCCCAAGTTGGTGCTGATTCGAGTTCGACGTCGCCGGAAATAGACGCAGCTGTAGCAGTTGTAGATGATGTATAGGAAAGAAACACATCATCCGTGTTTGGTGCTGCATAGCACTGTTGGAAATTGCCGAGGCCGCCTGCCGACAGAAAGCCGCTGCATGCCTGATTGTACCCGGCTACATTTTTGAAAGTTACTCCGGCAAGTCCAAAGTTTATATCAGTAAGCGTGGTGCTACTAAATGTTCCTCTCACATTAAACTTAAGTCTGTGGTTCCCATCTTGGTCCTGGTAGTAGATGCCAACCGCTCTTGTAGTAGACCAACCAGATGCTGAGCTTGTCACCGTCAGCGGATACTGTCCCTTTGCAGGAGCCATCAGACCGAACCCTGTCGCTACTCCTGCTTTTGAAAACCCAACCGGGGCGCTGGGGTTGGCGACAACGATTCGCCATTGACGATTGGAAGCAAAGCTCCAATTGCTTTGCGCCTGCCCCCACGTTCCAGCATAAAGACGGCCAGCATTCGAAAACACAACCCAAACAGACGTTGAATTGCGCGGTGCGAGGCCCATACCAACAGGAACGGAACTCATGTAGTCGAGTTCAGCAACAATACCTTGATAAGCTACACCTATAGGGAACCATTCATTTGATAGCGAAGTGTCCCGGACCTGAAGCTGAATCTGACTTATGTCTTGAATAGGATACGGGAATTCTACGGCGTATCTAGTAACGGTAGTGGCAGTTACTCCAGTTATCGAAACATTGGGAAAGGTGGCGCCTCCGGCCTGGGAACCAGTGGTGTAATCAGTATTCGCCGTAGTCCCGGCAGCTCCGCTATTTGAGTAGGCTTGAACCTGCGCGCCCGGCCCGAGGTTCACCGTGCCGTTGCCGGCCCATTCGGCGATGGGGACGGAGAAGCTGATTGTCAGATAATCACCGTTGGCAAACGTAATCGGCACTGTATCGGTAACTGCAGTTGAGTTGTCGAGATACGTACCAGACGCTATCAATGGCGATATTCCAATTTGTGTACTGCTATTAAGATAGCACACACCTTCATATGGAACAGAGGGTGATACATCCTGGATGCCAACCGTAGAGTCAGGAATTCTGTTGCCGCCAGAGGCAGTAGAAAGAATTATAGATGTGTCTATTGTTCGCCCTGCGGGTAGATTTAAAATGAGTCCAGATGCGGTTGGTGCTCCGGTCAAAGAAATTTTAACATAATAGTTGGCCCAACTTCCTACTCTTGTTTCCCACGCAGCTATTGTTGTGTTGCTGACCCATGTGCTCGTCATGGTTACTTGCTGAGGGCTACTAACCGCCGCGCCCTGCGCAGTGATGCCGTTCCCAATATAAATGTTGGTTACGATGATCCCGTTGCCGCCAGCACCAGCGGTTTGCGTAAAGCTTATGGTGTATTGGGCCGTATTATCTGCATCAAATGTCGCTACAAACTGACCTGTAAACCCTGAAGGAAGGGAGGTTGAGCCGCTGCTATCGCTGCTGAGGGACATGCGAGTGCCGCCAGCGTTGTAGACGGACACCTTCCAGACAACACCCGAGGTGCTGGGAGTTGTGACGTAAAAGCTTACCTGAATTTTTGAATTACGAAGCGCAACAGGCATCGCTTGCGCTGCAGCATAAACGCCGCTTGTGGACGTCTCCGATGAAGCTGTTGTGGTGACAATGTTGAAAGCTGTATCAATCACACCCGCAAGTGGGCTGTTGCTCGTAACCCTTGTCACGGTGTAGTTCGTGGCTGCCGTGTATCCAGCTGTGTTGGACGCAGCTATGGGGTTGTCGATGATGTTAATGGCACCCGTACCCGTTCCGCTGCCGCTTCCGATCTGCGTTTCAGTCCCTGAGCTATCGAGGGTGTAGAAGAAGCCGTCTGTTTTCGGGTAAAGCTTCGAGCGACCTGCGGCAGGGTTGGTCGGTGTCGCAATCTGCTCAAAGTCCGCAGCATCGTCGATGAGCGGCGTGACAATCGTCTTGTTTGTCAGCGTCTGGCTGTCCGTGTCTCCTACGATATTCCCAGACGTGCCGTGAGTTGTGGTGTCAGCGATATGGTTCGAAAGATCCGTGTCAGTCGCGCAGTTGTCGATCTGGGTCTGAATCGCCGAGGTGACACCATTCAGATAACCAAACTCAGTGTTATCAACGGAACCCGATCCGATCTTTACTGCGTCTATCCCGCTGGCAACCTTCGCATCAGTGACAGCACCGTTGGCAATCGTCGCAGCTGCTGCTCCAGGTCCCGTAGCGGTTACATCTCCCGTCAGGGACGTTATCCCGGCACCCGTAATCGAATTGATCTGGTTCTGGATGTTGCTCGTGGCACCATTCAGATAACTCAGCTCCGTGTTGTCCACGTTTCCAAGTCCAAGCTTGGTCGCATCAATCGCTGCGGATGCACTGATATCGGCATCCACAATCGTCGCAGCGCTGAACACCCCGGCAGTCGCTTTAACAACACCCGAAAAAGCAGAGACGTTGGCACCCATGCCCCCACGGCTCTGCGAAAGGTATTGCTCCTCAGAAAGCTCACCGAGGTTATTGTTAATGACGACATAGTCAGGGCTTCCCGAAGCAATGTCTGAGCGGGGAACAGACCCCGCACCCGTTGCACCAAACGAGCCGACAACTGTCCAATTGGAACTTCTAAAACAGAGCGCATAGGCTCCGTAGTCCGTATCTATCACCAGGGACGCTTGACCGTTGATGGTCTCGGCACCATTCGCGGTAATGGTGATATTGTTCGTCGCGGCATCTCCCAAACCATCGACAATCACAAAGTACTGGCCGTTCACCCCGGCAGGCAGCGTCACCGCTGAAGCACCCGGTACCGTGAGTTCCACCCGCACCACGCAGTCCGAGGCACTCGCAACCGAGATTGGGGTTGTCGTCGCAGTCCGAACGGCAATCTTTTGACTCTCAGTGCTCTGTGCGCTCTGAAGGGCAATCAGAAAGTTGGAAAGGGAGGGCCAGCCGACTTCGCCCGCCGCAGGGATTGAATACGATCCACCACCGATTGGGGGCCACGTAATGGAGGTTGCCATACGACGTCAAGTCCCTTAGAGAGAAGGGCTGACAGGGGAATCCGAAGATCCCCCCGGCAGCTTCAATGTTAGGAGTCCAGTTTCACAAACACTCACTCTTTGCTGTACCAATTACCCCATTGCACCCATCTGCGATGAAAATTAGGCGGCTTCATCGTCGATGTTGTAGAAGTAGATCGACTTCGCAGGACCATGGCAGAAGATGTACTGATCGCTGTAGCTGCGGAACGCGTAACCGTTCTGGTTTTGCAGCGGGAACATAAGCTGATCATCGTTCATCCCTGGCACCTTGAACGAAATCTCGGCAGAACCCGAACGGCTCCAGTCGTCAAGGTGAAGCGCAAGTGCGATCCCCTCCTGGATGAAGCGGTGGGCCTTCACGTACATGGTTCCGGTTTGTGTGTGGAACTTGAGCGTCTCGAAACCGTTCTCTGCTTCACCCGGCTCGTAGCTCTCGTCGTAGATGCGCAGACCCGCTTCGGACTGGCTGAGACGTGCCCAGCTGCGGGGGTTGACGTAAACCGTCAGATCACCGTCCAGACCACCACGGTTCACGGCTTGAGCAGCGGCTTCCTGCAGGAACGCAAGCGTCAGCTTCTGGTTCTGGCAGTCGAAGACGTTCCCCTTCCAGAGGTCGTACGACGAAGTCAGGATACCGAAGAGGCTTCCGGTGTTGGTAAGGATGTTGATGATACCGATCATGTCGGCAGTCGCAACCTGACCCTGATAACAGATCGAGTGCGAGGTGGCAGACGTTGCAGCGGTGGGGATGAAGTCCACGTAGACGATACCGTTGGCGATATCGACCGAGGTTACCTTACCCTGCTTGACCACCGTGTTGGTGGCTGTCGCAACTTCCTGGATAATGGCTTGCTCGGAACCAGTCCACACCCCAGCGGCAAAGTAACCCTTTTGGAAAAGGATCGCTTGCTCGGAGGTGTTCACACCGTTGGTGAAGGTGATCGAGGTACCGTTGCTGACCAGTGTTCCCGTACCGTTGGTAAAGGACTGGCCACGGTAGCTGCCGCTGTAGTAAGAGACGTAACCGAGGTAACCGTTTGCACGGTTCTGGCCGTAGATGCGAAGAGTCTCAAGGAGTTTGCCGTGAGAGCGAAGGTTGTTACGTACAAGGAATTTCGTCGCGCTGTAGAAACTGGCTTCCCCTTGAGCAGCTGCGCGGCTGGCTACCTGCCATGGGATGACCGAAGCAAGGACTGTAGCATATGGTACTACCAGTGCTTGCTGTACGCTTCCTGCTATGGCAGGGTTGATCTCGACCAAAGAAGTCGAGTTACCAAGCAAGGTCCAACCGTTTTCGTAAGTCAGAACCACGGCTTCGGAGTAGGACTCACCCACTTTTTGCTTTTCGTTGAATGGGATATCCTTCTGCAGAGGATAATCCTCCGGCAGAATTTGCTGAAGGTTCCCGTAAACTTTCTTGAATAAGTTAAGTACATCACCCGTTGACGCCTGAGACATATGTTTAGCACCTTCTCATAAAATGTAGTCGTTAAAACTCAATCACAGACCTTAGTTGGCAACCCAGTACACGCGGATCACGATCATCCCCGCAGTCAAACCGTCGAAGTTGGGCGTGTTACCAAAGTCCACCTTGAACGCAAGGTTTCCGGCAGGAGACACACCCACCGCAGTTTCCAGCGTCGACGCTGTAAGACCGGCAGAACCCAAAGCACCACGCTCCACAATCGTCGCAAGACCGGCTCCCGAATAGCACTTGGCTTCCAGACGAACCGCTTGGAACGCTTGACCAAACGTGGACGGGGCACCCGACATCCTGATAATCCCACCAAAGGTGTCGTCACCCATCGCAGTGGAATCGAAAAGGTCGGCATCAAAATCATCATCAACACCCAGATAGTCGTCGATTTGATCTTGAGTGATGGCATCGAAGAAGGAAAAGCAGTCGGCACCCACAGGGTAAGGAGACACAGTCTTGGCAGCGGTGATCTGGAAGGTAAAGTCCATCACCCGTGGCTGCGTCTTGGGGTGCTTCTCATTCGAATAAAATAAGCTCGTGGCTGACATAAGCGTCAGTGCTCCCATGCATAAAAGTTAATTTGTGTGATTTTTTTACTTAGCGCAGACCGTAATACTTGTCGGCAGCACCGAACCAATCTTTGCTGTTCGGACGCTTGCGGGTGGCAGCTTTACGGTCAGCTTTCTCTTGCGCAAAGGGATCAATCGGGGCATCCGATTTAGGCTTACGTTGCGCGGTCGCCCGGTTCTGGGTGGACGGCTGTACAAAAGCTTCGATCTCCGATTTGCGCAAATCCTCAAGCTGTTCCGGTGAAAGAATCGACTTGAGGTCCTTGGCGGAGAGTTTCTTTAGCCAACTCTGCGCACGTTTCGTATCGGTGTCCTGAATCTTTCTCAGCACGTCCCTGGGGGATAGTGGAGATTTGGTAGGCGGAATTCCTGCTTCCTCGCAGTCTTCCAGATATTCCAAGTGGACCAGCATTCCTTGAATAAGCTGCTCCACCATGTAAGGAACGTCCTCGGGGGATAGTCCCTCTTTCTCGGCTTCGGCTATCGCTTCCTCGATCTCAGCATTGATGATCTCGTTGGCTTTCTGACTGACAGCGGCTTTGTTCTTCTCCTCGGCAGCTTTATCCAGCTCCTCCAGCTTCCGCTTCGCTTCCGAGGCTTCCCTCTCCGCTTGCTCAGCTCTCCGCTTGGCGTCACGCTCCGTAGGCGTCAGTCGCGCTTCTTCCTCTTCACGTTTTATCTTATCCCACAGAAACTTTTCAAGCAATGGGCGCGCTCTTTCGTCGCCTCCCAGCAAGTCGACAACCTCATTGAAGTCATCCACCGTCTTTAAACGGTCTATCTTCCCGAGAATCTCCTTCTCCTTGCGGGCAGCTTCCGCAAGTCGCTTCTCGGCTCCCACGGCTTTCTCAGCACGCTTCACAAGCTCATCGTAGTCAACCTCGTGGACTTCCCCCATGGCTTTGAACTTGTGCTTCACCTTCCTCCACGGCTCAACGTTATCGTCTGCTGACGGTGGTGCGCTTTCCCCCCCCTCGACAGGAGCAGCATTTTCCTCTGCAGCAGGGGGAGTAGGTACGTCATTATTTTGTGCGATTGGCGCAGGGGAATCAGACATGGGGTAATTCCTTCCATGGGCTGTTAGCAGTGTCAGCATGATGATGAGTTATGGAAGGACTATAGCGCCAGATTCGACGTTGAGTAAACACAGACAACGGGGTTTCAAACAAAAGACAACATCAGAAAAAGATGCAAAGCGTCACGTCAACTCGTCCCGAGGCAGGCGCAGGGCTGAACGTGCACAAAACCTCCAGCGAACCATCAAGACTCACCGTCCACTGGAAACCAGTCAAAATCGCACTGAAAGGCGTCAGCTTCCCAATCCACACGAGGCGGGGCTGAAGTCCTTTTGACTGTTCGAGCTGTATCCTCTGGCTCACTCCGCTCTGCAGCGATACGGACCTTTCGGCGTACAGCATGTTGTCCCGAAACGTCAGCTGACCGCGCATTCCCCGTATCACGTTCTCGCTGAAGTCCGATAGGAATGTTACGAAACCCTCTATCCCTTCTATCTTGGCTTTCTGAAACGCTTCCAGCACGGCTCCAGCTTCGAATAACCTGCTCACGGTCATTTTCATGGTATCGCTTCTCCCTTTCACCGAACGGCAAAACTTTTACGACAGTTGTTTTATCCATTCCCGATCTTCCTTCGTCGGACCATACAACGAGAGATACAAAAAACGCTCTTCGGCAGTCAGCTTCGTTAATTTCTTGCGAACACGAACACGGATAATCCACAGCACAAGCGAAGAAATAAGCATCATTTCGCAAATCTCCCAAAGCGCTTCGGCACCTTAACCCCAGGCTGTACAACCAGATTGGTCACACCTGGAGAATATTCTCCACCGCTTTGTGCGAAATTGATATAGCTCTCCCCTTGTTGTTGATCGTGCGGCAGCATCCCTGGATAAGGACAACGCGTATCACGCATACGGATCGCATACATCAATGCAGCAACTCCATCCATATGACCAAGAGCTTCCGTCCGCTCAAAGTCAGTGCGCGTCTTGTTTAAAATCCCGCTCTCGGCGCTTATCGTCACAAACTTGCAGCGAGGGTGGATAAGAACCTTCCCCTGCTTGAATCGACCGTTCAAAGTGTTCAGCGATGCTTCCCAGTCCGACTTCTGGGGAAGGCGCGCGTAGAATTTATGCTCCTGATGCAAGTCCACAGATACGAGTTGATGAGGACCATCTATGAAACGCTGGGCAACTTCGAAACCCTTTTCCATTTCCCGCACACCACGCACGATGACTGAGGTAGGAGTGTTCGGCTCGAATACCCGCTCGTCCCAAATCATGTCCATCGCGTTATTGTAGTTGTACGTGTGAAGGATTGCGCACGTCTTATCGCGTACTCCTCCCCAGTCAATCGTTGTGTGGATAATGCGGTCCTGCGGCAGCGTGAAAGGTGTGACGCAACGTGCATCGAAGTCAGGAAGACACACAAGCTTGCGATCACGGATAATCTCGCACAGGTATTCCCGCTTCCAGTCATCGCTCTGTGATCCCCCAGCGAGGTCCTGGCACTTCTGGAATTGCTCAGGGGTCAGCGCAGTGTTCGCATAGATATCGAAGACTGCGATCGCGTTCTTGAGACGAGCAAGCGGTATCGTCTCGGTAATGAAGGGATGTGAAGGATACTTCGGCAGCGTGGTCAGGTAGATTATCTTACCGTCTTTGGAGTGCGTAAGAGCAGGACCAAGGTCAGATCGCATCGAAGTAAGGAAATCATCTTCCTTCACGTCAACTATCTCTTCGACAAGGATTTTGTGGACCGTCTTACCACGCTGGCTGGAACTGTTCTCGTTCATCCCCCCGATGATGATCTCAGTGTAGTCCAGGGACTTAGGGTTGAGGTCATGGTAGACGTGCCAGCGGTTCTCGGACTTCATTTGACGCACGAGTCCTTCAGGAGCAGTCCTGAGCAGAAAACGCATCTTCGAGTTGACGATATCCTTGGTCTGCTTCGTGTCAGGTCCCATGATCAGTATGCAACAGTCCCGATTCTTGATCGCTTCACTCAGCGCATACAGAACACCGATGGTTGACTTACCGAATTGACGCGCACACAAGCACACAAATAGCTCGGCGGATACCGGGAGGTTTTGCAGCTGTTCCCAGATCGGTCTCTGCTGTTTCCAAAGCAGGAATTCAAGGTCTCCACGCATCCAAAGCGTGCGGGTGATATCAGATATCGGAATTCTGCTCGCAGCGGTCTCAGGTGTATTTCCGCTCGTTAGATCTATCATGCTTTTGTGTCGCTATTAGGGGAGGGCGGTGGCGGCGCTGCTGCTACCTGTTTCTGCTCCTCAGCATGACGATTAATCACTTCGATCAGCACAGAGCTAGGTATGGAGTTGGGGTCCACTGCTCCATCGTTATCGCGTGCGTTATCCTCCAAGGTCTTTTCAAGGTCAGCGCTGGTCTGCGGTCTTCCCAACACGTAATTCATTAGGAACTGAGCACGCACAGGACATCCCTCCTTAAGCGCTTTATTCATGACGCTGGCTACCAAGTGTTGCACAAGCGGTGCATCGGGATTTTGCAAGCTCTCCCGGAGTTGGTTCGGTGTCATGAGCATCACCGATTCGATCGCGGCAAGGGCGGCGTCCCTACCTTCACGAGCGAGTTTTTTCAACTCAGGTTTGACCGCTGGTCTCCCGAGCGGGTTCCCTGACTGTCCCGGTCTCCAGGGTTTGAGGTGGGAATAGTCGCGCACAGGTACTCCCCGTCAATCTAATGCGGTAGTGAAACCACTTTTGTTGCTACTATATCCAAATGACACTCCTAAGTAAGTAAATGATTACATACAAGGGTGACCGTGCGCAAAAAAAATCCCTTCAAAGCTTTTGCTTCAAAGGGACCGTTTTAAGTGATCTATGCTTTTTTGTCTTAGTTGTTTAACAGTCTTTTGATTTCCTTCACTGCTTGTCGTGCTGTGCTGTGTGCTTGAAAATCACCTTTTGTGTGGACCTTTCCTAACCCATCTTGAAAGCGCACAGAGTACCGTCTCACTTCGTCAGGTCCCTTTTCGCTTGTGAAGAAAAGGTATCCGTCTCTGTATCTCCAAGCAGTCAACCCCAAGCGAGAATTGAAAAACCGCATTGCTCCATCAGAAAAGAAGTGTCCCCTGCTTAACCTTTTCACCTCTTCAATGCTGACTTTTTCTCCACTCATCATTTCTTTACGTACCTGAATCTAGGGTTCCTGACTTCGATTTTCCAGCAGTAGGGAGTGCTGATCACAGCGGGATCAATCCCATGCGGGGTGAGTATCTTTTTAATGCTCACAACTTTAGCGTAAACCCTTTCAGGACGCTGGTAGTGGAGCATTACCTGATCGTAATCCCTATCCTCCAGACGCTTGCGGTAATAGTCTGTGTCCGACCTTAGTTCAAACGTCTTTTCCCCTCGTCTGATCTGTTCAAAGTAAACCTGTTTTATGCGTAGAGATAGCGTGCTGATAAGTCCTCCTTTTCTTACCTTAGGTAAGTCAACTTAGCGCTATATATCTTACTATATAACCTATAGCAGGTGTCTAATTCCTAGTCAATATGCTGGTTTAGCGTAAGTCCCTATAACCATTGGGGATATGTTAATTCAGCTTATTCCTATTAATAATACCGTAATGTTATCCACGGTTTAGCCGATTACGCCAATTTGAGCTAAAGGTTTGGTGAAAAGTACCGATAAGGTATTTGTAAGCAGCGTGACACAGTGACACGGTGCTAAGGAAACAAAGTTAGGAGATACCAAAATGACAGCTTCCAAAGTTAAGTTTGACGCAGGTTCCAAGGTTCAGGTTGCTAAGGTTGGGAAAGCGAACTGGAGTCAGCTTGAAAATGCTCGTCGCATCACTAATTCGATGGTTCGGTATGGGTATGTTGAGACCGGAGCACAAGCTGACCGTCTCTTCAAAGCTCTGGTTCGTATGATCGAGCGGGATACCGAGACATGGACGCGCGGTCAGTTGCGCGGTATCACCAACGCACTCGGTATGAACAGCACAGACCGTGAACGCAATCGCGTTGCTAGACTTGTCCTCAAGCTGACTTCCCAGAAAGCTTGATCTCACCTAACACTAGGTTTCCATAAAGGGTAGGTCTCCCCAATGACCTACCCTGATTGGATTTCACTCATCATCAATTCCAGGGAATTTTTTTAATGAATATCCAGGACAAAAGACTTGTGGTCGAATACTGCAAGCTAGCTGTAAGACACAAATCCGCTCAAATCCTTTACACAATCATTGTTTGGTCCCCGCGCACAGACCAGGACGCAGCGTCCGAAATCCTTACCCAAG